TAATAGAATTGTTTCTGTTTGCCTGTATAATATGTGTTCTTTAGTCCTGCATTTTCTATTAATGCTTTCTCACTATCTACACAATTAATACCATACATCTCTTCTATTACATTAGAATTTTGAACAGCAAATATAGCATGTTTATTAGCTGTCTTAAGATCTTTTAATGGATACATTTGTTCAGCACCCATAGTTATTACAATATCAACCTTAAGTTGATTTAATTCATCAAAGGCAAATGGAATATCTAGATTCCAATGATTAACTTTGATATATTCTTCTGCTATATAATGTTTATTGAATACTTTAGATAGTTCTAAAGCTTCGTTATCTATATCTACCAAGTGTAATTCACCTACAGATATATTCTCACATAATAAAGGAACGAGAGGAATACCAAGCCAACTATTAAGAACAAGAATATTATATTGTTCTTCTTTCATATAGTTTTCTTTTAAGGCTTTTTGTAATTCTTCTACTAACCATATAGCAGCTTCCATAGTATTAGGATTTAGAGCTTGTCTAAAGTCGTCGTGCTTGTGTTTCATTTCATGCTCAACCTTAGCAAGTCCGTCGCCCCAATGCCTCATATTATTTAAAAAATTAAAATTTAACATCTTCTTTTCTTCCCATTGAATCAAATAAACAAACATATGGTATCTGTCTAAAGACATGTTTCTCTACATCATGAGGATAGATATAACCTTGGTTATAAGAATAAAACCAACCTATAGGAAAGTATTTTATTCTTGCTACTCCTTTGTGCATAAAGAAGTTATCTATACCTCTGTAATACCATAATATTTTTTCTTTGTGTGATTTAAAATAAAGAGTTATGTTCTCTTTATCTAAGTTATCATTCCATCTTAGAATACTAGAATTTAAATCTGTATATCTATGAGGAACATGTTCTGTTTCTTTTGCTTGTGTTTCTAAATCGTGCCAATGTGTTTGGCCAAAACATAAACAATCTTCAGGGTCAAAGTTTACAATATCATCTATGTTCTTTTGTATAATAATATCTAAGTCAAAGAATAAATTTTCTCCTTTTTGTCTTACAACATTATCATCAAATAGATACATTTTGTTCCACCATTTCTCTAAGGTATTATTCTTAGGTAATGGAATGACATTTACTTCTTCCTCTAATCCTTTTGGATTTTCAGTTAAACAATAAAAGTTAAAATCATCAGACATAAACTCCTTACAAGATTCTAATATCTTGTTTACATGTTTGGCAGAATATTTACTGCCCCACTTAACTGTATAAACGTTTATTGCCAATGTGCTAATAACCTCGGGTCTACCAATTGTTCTTGTTTAACTTGTCCTCTTGTTGCGTCTTCAAACGGTAACAAGTCTATATTGAAAACACAGAGTATTGGTGTTTCTCTGTATATTTCAGTTTCTAAATCATCGTCGTCCCAGCTTCTACCTCTATTGTAGGAGTAAGCATAATCTGCTGGGAAATGATCCCAGAGTTTCTTTCCGAAATCACCCCATCGCCAACTATGATAATTATCTGTTCCATCTGTATATGTAAACCAAATCTTCTCTTTATGTTTTAGAACATCTTCCCATATACATTCTGCTTGATCGTCGGACCATACTTGGCAACTGCCATTAGTGTATGCTCCATGTGCTAATTTAAATCTTCTGCTTTTCATCGGGCGCGGGTCTTGCCACCAACTTCTTAATTTAGTTGGTCTTTCCATATTGTAGGTCAGTAAAGGCTCTATATTGTTCTGTATTATTACGTCCAGATCAAAGAAGACAAAGCGTCCCGTCGGCTTATCTGCTGCAAAATTGTGAGTATTGAAGACCATTGTTTTAGGTCTGTCCCAACATCTAGCCATGCCATACTTAAAGTCGTCAGTCCTGAACCAATACTTAGGATGTATGGTATCGATATCGGGAAATGGTATAACATTAACGTCCTCGTCAAGCCCCTCGGCATCATCTGTATAGCAGTAAAAATGGAAATCATGTTTAGGGTCAGTATGCCTACGAGCCATATTTTTAAGACGGTTGACAAAGTGTGGACCATATCTATCTCCCCATTTACTACAGACTATATTTACTCTCATTCTCTGCCCCTTGCAATAACATATTTTTCGCCATATGCAAATCCTTCTGAGGCTAAATTTGAGACCAACTCCATACACTTGGTATCGTATTCAGAACCTATAGGCGCATCAACGATTAGTGTAGTAAAATTGGATTCTTTTATTTGTTGTATGTAAGTATCATGCTTTTCAAATTTGCCTTTTATCACGATACCTGTATTTATTTTTAACATATTCCACCTAATTCATTGTGTATTATTTTTGGATTCAACTTTAATAGATTGTTGAAGTATCCTTTATAAAAATCATTATTAAAAATATCTTCTAAGGAAAAATTATTTATATTGTTTTTATCCCAATCATATAAAATTTTTGTAACATGTTCTGGACTATTGAAAGCAGCCCAAACTGTTACTGCAATATGTTTACTAGGAAACACATTACCCGTTGCATCTAAATAAAATTGATTATTTACTTTACCTTCGCATTTAACGTGAGGGTAAAATTTTATTTTTCTCTCTTTATATATGTCGTCTTGTTTCCTCGTTTCTAGAGTCTCCAATTCGATTAGTTTATAGTCTGGAAGTTCTTGTTTCACCTTTTTCTTCTTAGGTGTTTTCTCTTCTGGGACTTTATTATCATAAACAAAACCTGAGAACTTGTATTGTTTACATAATTTCTTTGCTTGTTGTATATCGTTGTCTAGTTGATTAGTATGTGTATAACTCCAAAACACTCTACAACCTACTTCTACTAGAGCCGTAGCATGTTCTAATATTCTTTTATCTGGATTACCAGTGTTTATATTGAAAGTTATGTTGCCTGAATCTGCGAACATAACACCTATATTTTTCCACCACATTATATCGTGCTTATTGCCTTCAGTTATCATGTCTACACCTATGCCCCAATCGGACATAAAGTAATGAGATATTTCTACAAGTTCAGGATTTAAAATAGGGTCTCCTACATCATTAACAAATTTAATTCTTTTCATTTTTGCTTTAAGTAGATATTCAGAATTAAATGTATCTTTTATTAATTCTTTATCTAGAAACTCCTCTTCCTGATATTCTGTTTCCTCTCTTGTTAAACATATTTCTACTCTTTCAGGTAAGTAAGGATATAAGTCTGTTTCCTTATTATACATTATATCTATTTGTTCTTCTGTAAAGTCATCATACCAATCAGGCAATGCAATAATATCGCCTTCTAATTTTTCTGGATACTCAGATGTAGAGTCTTGTAGGAAAGGCATATCGGATATTGGAAACATATTCCAATTATGGAAAGCATCATATTCATACAATAATTCATCTTCTCTTTCTTCCCATTCTTTTAATAGCTCGCCAACTTTGTTATTATGGAAAATTAAATAACAAAGATTACCGTCTGACAGTCTATGCTTCTTGTTGGTCTTATAAGTCTCTATGACGGATATATTATTAAGTAAAGTGTTAGGCGTAATTAGTAATAGAGTGTCGCCCTTCTTTGTTTTCTCCATTAGATCTATTTCAATCCAATCCTCTCCATACTTCGGAACGTGGAACAATATATCGTCTAAATATCCTTTGTTCTTTTGTTCATTCATACATTCCTTTTCAGTAGTAAATACCCAGAACTCGAAAGGGTCTTCTATTTGCTTCTTGGCCTGCGTATATAACGCATTGACTTGTGTCTGACTATAATTGTTGTCAAGCAGATTTGCTACTAGGATTATCATGCCATATTCTCAAAAGTTCTTCATTTTGTAATTCATCAATTTTAATTTGTCCTTTATTGTTTGGCGTATTGTCTACGTTAAACAAACAAATTTTACATTCTTCTCTATATTTATGTGTTTCTAAATCATCAGGATGTGACTTGCCTCTGTTAAAACTATACGCCCAATCGTGTGGAATGTTAGTCCAGAACTTTCTACGTCTCCAAAAATGATAATTATCTGTGCCCTTATAAAATGTTCTAAATATCTGTTGCTCTTCTTGTATTGCTTCCCAGAATATTTCCTCACATTGATCTTTGTTCCAACACATCATACTAGAATTAAATTGTGTTCCTCTGATATCTATAAACAACCTATCATGTATATTATTAGGATTGTCCCACTTAGAATATATTAGTCTAGGTTTCAAAGCTAGTTCATACAAGTCATTTATATTACCATGTATTATTACATCTAAATCAAAGTAACACCATTTGTCATCATAGCCTAACCAATTATGTGAATTGAATACTAAAAATTTTGCTCTATCCCAACACCAACCTTCTTTACCAAACCAATATTTAGGATGCAAAGGTTCTACATCTGGAATAGGTTTTGTATCACATTCTAATCCTTCTGGTTCATCTGTAAAACATGTAAACGTAAAATTTTTCGTATAGTTTTTCTTAACCATATTATAGAGATTATTTACATAGTGAGGTTCATATTTGTCGCCCCACTTAATGCATACAAAGTTCATCATATTCTTTTTCTATCTCCGGGTATTCGTCTTGTCCATTTAAAAGTGCTATTGTATATTCAGGTCTATATTTTCTTCCTGCAAACATATAAGAATATATCTCATAATCAGGAAAGTGTTGAAATGTAAATCCTTCATGCCACAAGAATGTATCGTCGCCATAAGGATACTTAACATTATAAAACTCTTGATTTAGATTATATCTACGCCATATTTCTGTGCAGTCTTCCCACAGTATTACACTAGAATTGTAATTGGATAAAGGATATTGTGCGTGATAAGGAAAGAAATCTATACTCATTTCACGTTCTCCCTTGTCTTTCCACCAAGTATAACATATAACAGGCTTGCCTTGATAGTAATCAAACAAGTGATCTATGTCTTTTTGTATTCTTACATCTAAATCTAGGTATAATATAGTGCCTAAATCGTTTAATTGAAACAATTTTAACTTTTCCATATTGCCAGCAGGTTCATGTTCTAGGTTCAAAATACCTATATCTCCTGCTAATCCTTTAGGGTCGTCTGTTACACAAACATAGTTATACTTGCCTTCTGTATGTTCGTAGATTGAATTCACATCACCGGCGTCATATTTGTGTCCATACTTTAATGTCAAAATCGTTTTCATATTAAACTCCTTTTATTTATAAATAAGAGAAAGAGAGTATTAGCAGTCATGGCAACAATAAATAATCTAGTTATTGATCAGGGAACAACGTTCAGTATGGATCTAAACGTTACGAATGATGATGGCACAGCAAAAGATTTAGCAAACTATAGCGTTGCAGCACAGATAAGAAAGACTTATGGTGCAACAACAGCTGTAGATTTTTCCTCAACAAAGGTAAATGCTGAGGGTAAGATTACTTTATCATTGACTGCAACACAAACCTCTGCGTTAAAAGCAGGAAGATTTGTATATGATTGTGAGATCACAGCAACAAGTCCTGCAGAAACGCTTAGAATTGTCGAAGGTATAATAACAGTAACACCAGAAGTTACAAGATAAGGAGAATAAATGGCAACGGTATCTACAAACGCAAGTCCTAAAATTTCAGTAAGTATAGGTTCAGCAAGAGTAGTAACAAGTGCAACTCCCCAATCTTCTATAGCTACAAACGCTACTCTGGGAAATTTATCTGGAGTAGATACAA